TTATACAAACATAAACCAATACAACTTATTAACATAGCATCTTTCAACCAAGCACGGATTACTTTTAATCCAAAAGAGATAGAAACAGATGCACACAGATATTATCAAAGATATAAACAATTTTGGGATAGTATATTACTAGAAGAATCCAAATGTAGTGTAGCATTTGTAGAACTTGGCCCTACAGGATCTCAGCGAACACTTGATAAACAACTGACTCACTATACGTCTTTAGAAGATACAGGAAAGGTAATTATTAATATAATAGAACAATTGAAAGTTTCGCACAGAGTAAGAACACAATTTATATGTAAAGGTTATTATGTCTAATATGATTAAGGCTTTAGAGCAAGCCATAGAACAAAAAACACAGGAAATACATAGGTTGGCAAAATCAAAAACCAAAGCACAGAAAATTACTACTGTCAAAGAAGAACTGTATAGATATCAAAGAATGTTAGCAAAGGAAAAAAGAAAGTGAAAGGACCTACATACTCATTACCTGTAATACCAAAAGATGTAGATCAACAACAAGGATTTGCAGTCACTAAATGGTTCTTTGATCAAATGATTACTAATAATGTTCCTTGGTTAAATATATCATTTAGAAGTGTCAACCCACCAGACTATGTTCCTATAGGACAATACTTTATGGGCAGAGTTGAAATGGATAAGATGAAGGCACAAGATAAGAAAGAATTATTTTTATATCATACAAATAGTTTTAGACCTATTGCTAAAGATATACCTGTTACGTATGACTGGTTAAAAAATTGTGTGCCTTGTGAAACATTTGGCTTTGCAAAATACTTATGGATTGAACCGGGTGAAGAAATTGGTCCTACCCAGGATCATAACTTTCAAGGTGATACAGTCTTTGATTTAATAGAAGATGACTTACCAATGCATACTGCTATGAAGATGCCAGGAAGAGATTGTAGATTAATTATGGAAGACGGTAGTGAAATAGGATATGTAGAAGGTATGACATTACTATTAAATCCTAAACAGAAATACACAATTAAAAACACAGGAAATACTGATGCTTGTTTATTAATAAAAACTGCAAGACTAGGAATTCAATTTCAAAGGTTTTGTGATATGGTAGCAAGAAGTTATTGGGTACAAGCAAATCAGGACAAGAAAGAGGGGGATGGCCAGAGTAGGTAGGAAGACAGTATTAGGTTGGATCAGCGAAGATTACAAATCTAATCCACAGAGATTTTTATGCGAAGTAGTGGGTATGATTTCAAATCTTATAGCAAGTATTATACTGATGTGGTACTCACCAAATCCTCCAATGTTTTATGCCTACATATTTTTTATTATTGCTAGTGTATTGTTAATGGGTGCGGCATTGAGCCGTAAATCGTTTGGTTTTACACTTATGTATATTATATACTTAGGAATAGATGGAATAGGGTTTTTAAAAACGTTGCTATGATTACAATTAAAGAAAATTTTTTACCGCAAGACTTAATAGAAAAAGTTGCAGAGCATATTAGAAACAAGATTCAAGACAATGAATTTTGTTGGAGTACCAGTCATAGTGTAGATCAAATTGTACACGAAGGTATGAATAGTTTTCAAATGACACCAATCGACGAGTTCAACGATCAACTCAAACAAATGATACTTGAAGTTGATCCTAGACTAAAAGATTATACATTTAAATCATACGTGTATCTTTGGAATAGAAATACAATGTTAGATTGGCATGACGACGCAGGTTATGGAGCAAGTGCAACTATATACCTTAACCAAGATTGGTCTTTTACAGACGGAGGTTTATTTGTATATAGAGATTTGGGCAAGACAATAGCAGAAGAACCTACGTTCAATAAAATGATTTTAATTAATAAAATGGACAAACCTATAATGCATGGAGTTACCAGCATTACGCCTTGGGCAAAACAAACAAGAGTAACTATACAAGTAAGAGCAACAAATGTTTAATTTAATACCACCAATTATTAATAGCAATCCATTTCCACACTTTAAACTAGATAATGTTTTAAGCGAAGAAGATATAAAACAACTAGACGAATATACCAAAACAGAAATGCCTTTAGAACCTGCTCAATATATTACTGATGACGAAGGTGACTTTAAAAAAGAAATACGTTCTACAGATATAAGTTGGATTGACACTAGGCGTTTCCCTGACATATACCAAAAGTTGGGTGATGCAGTTCATTATGCTAATAACACATTATACAAATATGCTATTACCTATTTGGAGCCTTGCCAATATAGTGTGTACACAGGAGATAAAAAAGGACATTATGTCACTCATTGTGATTCGGCATTGAAAGGACAGAATAATGATACTAGAAAAATTAGTTTTAGTTTGCTTTTAAATGATCCAAAAGAATTTGAAGGTGGTAAATTAATGCTAGATGTAGATTACAAAGGTATTGATTGTGATCTACAGTATAATCAAATTTGTTTCTTTCCAAGTTTCCTACCACACAAGGTTACACCAGTTACCAAAGGCATAAGACGATCACTAGTTGGTTGGGTTCATGGCCCCGATTTTGTGTAATTGGCAAACAAACACTTGACTTTATTAGATTTTTTTGTTATAGTAATAATTGTATTTTAAACTTTAAGGAGATATCTTATGAAAAATACTATTCAAGATTCAGTTTTAACTGCACTGAAAAGCGGTCAAGAACTAACATCTAGCCAAATCGCTAGTAAGTTCAAGGCTGGTAATCCACAAGCAGTTATCCAATCTTTAAGATTTGCAGGTTACCCTGTGTATCTTAACACAAAGAAAAACGGTACTAAGAAATACAGACTTGGTACTCCGTCAAGAGCAGTTGTAGCCGCTGGTTACAGAGCAATGGCGAAAAATTTAGTGTAATTTACACTAACTAACGTTTTTAGAATAGGCCCTTCGGGGCCTATTTTTTTCTCTTGACTTTCTCAGCAAAATGTTATAATGTAATACTACGGCTCGTAGTTCAGTTGGATAGAACGCCAGTTTGCGGAACTGGAGGTCAGGAGTTCGAATCTCTTCGAGCCGGCCAATATAAGTACTAGGTAAGAGGTTAACGTGAGTACTAATAAAGATAAAATTGAACAAGCATTGGCATTGTTAGAAGAAGTTCGCAAAGACACAGGGCAGAATCCAATACACAATTACCAATACAGAGAAATCATGCATAGGGAAGTTTTGAAACAGTATCTTCCTACTATTGAAAGATCTGTAGGTGGTCATGGTGCTGATGCAGTAACAAGCACATTAAAGAATATAGAATTAAAAAGTAGCACATGGGATAGAAAGTCTGATCCTACAATAGACACTTGGAAACCAATAATGTTTGATATGAGTAAATTAAAAGACTCAACTAAAATTTATGATTACCAAGCACTAGGTCACGGACTTTGGACAAGGACAGGAGCATACCCTATTGCTAACTTTTTTATAGGACCTAACCATATAAAGAAACTACATCCTTTGTTCAAAAAGTTAGTAGACGAATATGATACGAATACAGGAAGACAAGATACAACTTTCACTATTAAGGATATTTTAAATTATATGGATAAACAAGACATTATATGGTTCAAAAACGGACAGAGAGTAAGAGGTGTTTAGTGAACTTATGGGAATTATGGTGCAAAGCAATAGGAGGAAAAGCATATGATAAAGATAACAATAGGTCTGACTGGGTTGCAATTATTCGTACTGGGTGGGTGGTGTTACACATTCTTACTTGCCTTTTTATTATCGTAGGAAATGGTAGATTATTAGGATTTTGGTAAAATAATGGTTGACATTTAGTCTCAGATATACTATATTAATATTATTAATGAGGCATATAGAGAGGCATTTATGAGAACACAACCGCAAGAAGTTATAGCAAAACTAGAAGCAGACAATTCACGTCTCGCAAAAGAATCAATATTATTAGATGCAATGAACGAAGGACTTGATGAGTTCTTTGAAGGTGTTAAGATGGCACTGGATCCATTGTACACATTTGGTGTTAAGCAGGTTCCTACCAAAGTAGAAAACGAAGTACTGTCAGCACAAGGTTGTTCATGGACAGTATTCAAAGATCTTGCAGAAAAATTAAACAAAAGAGAATTAACTGGTCATGCGGCCAGAGATGCTATTGAACTTACAATGGGAGTTGCGACAGCAGAACAATGGAATGGTTTTTACAGACGTATCTTAATTAAAGATTTACGTTGTGGTGTAAGTGAAAAGACTGTTAACAATGTTGCTAAAAAGAATAAGTTTCCGCAATATTCTATTCCAGTATTCACTTGCCAACTTGCACATGATTCAGCAAAACACGAAAAGAAAGTGTTTGGCAAAAAGATGTTAGAAGTTAAACTTGATGGTGTTAGAGTTATTACTATTGTAAGAACAGATGGTAACGTAGAACAGTTTTCAAGAAATGGTAAGCAGTTTCATAACTTTGGACACATCTGTGATGAGATTGCAGAAGTTGTAAAACAAACACCTCCACCATATGATTTGGTTTTGGACGGTGAAGTAATGAGTGACAACTTCCAAGACCTTATGAAACAGGTACATAGGAAAGATAATGTGAATGCCGGTGATGCCGTACTACACCTTTTCGATTTTGTGCCTTTGGATAGTTTTTTGAAAGGTGGTTGGGACAAACCACAGTCATTTAGAACAGAAGCACTTAAGGCTTGGTACGATATGAATAAAAGCATTTTAAAGCACGTACAAGTGCTGGAACATGAAATCGTAGACTTAGACACCCAAGAAGGGCAAAACACGTACACAGACGTTAATAAAGCGGCTGTAGACGGTGGTTATGAAGGGATCATGATCAAAGATCTTGATGCACCGTATGAATGTAAAAGATCTACTGCATGGTTAAAACTAAAACCATTTATTGAAGTGAGTTTGGAAGTCAAAGCAACAGAAGAAGGCACAGGCAGAAATGTTGGCAAATTGGGTGCTTTGATTTGCGAAGGTGTAGACGATGGTAAACACATCAAAGTTAATGTTGGTAGTGGACTGTCAGATGCACAGAGAGATGAATTTTGGACAGACAAAGATAAACTGATTGGTATGGTTGCAGAAGTAAGAGCAGATGCAGTCACACAGAACCAAGATGGTTCATACAGTTTACGTTTTCCAAGATTCAAAACATTTAGAGGATTTGCAGAAGGAGAAAAGATCTAATGAAAACTCTAAAACAAAAATTTTGGGACGACTTGGATAGTATTGAAATTGTAGGTGGCCTTGTGTTACTATCAGTTTTTGGATACGGACTTTACATCACTATTGAAGCAGTTATAGAAAGGTTTATGTAATGAGAAATTTTGTTGTAAATTGTTGGGATCATATTATGAACGCAAAAGTTAATCCGCTTCGTAATATTCCAGACCTACACGTTAGGCATATGATTATGCAGGTATTAGCATTTATGTGGTCAGCAGTATTTTCTATTGCTATCGCAGAAAGTGTATATGCATTTGGTATTAGTGCTATTGTACACGTTCTTTTTATTGCGGCAGTTGTAGTTACTGTTGGTACATTTAAGATGGCAGAACATAGGCCGTGGGCATTTGGTTCATATCATTCATATGGACGATCAAGGGGTTATACCATATATCATGATAAGCATGGTAACCCACGTAAAGTGTATTATGATAAGAATGATCCAGGCGGGGAGCACGAATGATAGGATTATTTTTTATCGGAATGGTAGTGACCGTGATATTTTTCATGGTCTTCTTCCATGTAATGGAGAAAGAAAGTGAACAGACAAACAAAGAATGATAGGATGGTGAGAACTTTGGCTGAAAACTTCAAGGACAAAAAAATGACTCGTAAAGTAGACACTTACGAATATCAAAGCCTTGCAGATTGTATTAGAAGTGATCAAGTTCCAGCATCACATATTGCAGAATATTTTACAGATAAAGCATTCTATGAGTGGTACAAAAAGAAATACTTCACAAAGTAACATACCAGAATACTTTAACCTTAAATTTAAGTATGACGGACCACCTTACAGTTATCAAGTCACCGTCAATAATAAAATAATAAAGATGATGGGATTTGACACACAACACATCAAAGACCAATTAGCACCAAAGAAGGCACAAAAGATAAAAAAGATAGGATAAATCTTCTTTTTTATGTTGACTTTAAGGCAAAAGGCTATATAGTTACATTATCGATCAGCATTGGAGAGTATAATTATGGGTAAGAGCCTGCTCAAAGGGGCACCCCGAAGAAAAAAGAAAATTATTCGTAGGTCGAGTACTAAAAGCACTGAACCTAAATGGGATGATGCATTAGAACTTACTGGCGAACAATACAGTAGGAGAAAAGGATCTGCACTTGATTGTTATAGACTAGACTACAAGAATGCAGACTATAAACGATGGGTTTTGGAATGGGCCAAAGCAGATGAAACTTGGAAGGACAAAGCAAAAACATTAAGTAAAGTTCCTGAAAGTAGGTTTCATGCTACTGTTGGTGGGTGTTGCAGACTGCTTAATCTTGGTTGTCCCGATGTATTTGAGAAGTATAATGTATATTGGGAAGGGTTGGCAGGCACTATGGGTACGCCTAAACCTATTTCAGAATTTGTAAATAAAACTTTAAAGGAACTATACATACAAGCAGAACGTATGATTGAAGAGAAAAAGATAGAGGAAGAAAAAGAAAAACGCAAAGAAGCGGCAAAACCATCTATCCAAGAACGTATCAAACAGCAAGTCTATATTCAAATGGAAAAAATTGATGTTTGGTTAGACACTTGGTTAGAAGACTATGATAAATTTAGTCATAAAGGATTTGATGTATCCAAACACCTTAAAGATGTAAGTTGCACACAGGCTCATGCACGTAAAATGAAAGAGTTCTATCAACCAGAAATAGATGAATTTAAACTAGTATCAAATATTCCTTCAAATGCTACTATTAGCAAAATGCCAGAAGATGAAAAAGATGAATGGGAGCAGATAAAAGAAGCATATAGTCCATTCACTAAGAAGCAGATAGATACTAAACTAAAAGCATATGAACACGTAATGGGTGCTTTAGATGTTATTATCCTAACTGCAAAAGCAAATAGAAAGCCACGTAAACGTATTCGCAGTAAAGAGAAAATGGTGGCTAAATTAAAGTACGCACTTAATAATGATAAGTTTCAAATAGTAAGTATCAACCCACAAGATATAATCTATGCTAGTGAACTATGGGTGTTCAATGTTAAAACAAGAAAACTAGGTAGATATATTGCACAGAACATAGACCCTATGCACCAAGGCAGAGAAGGTAGCGGGTTAGGTGTTAAAGGTACAACTATAACAGGGTTCAATGAAGAAAAAAGTATACAAAAAACTTTAAGAAAACCTGAAGAAAAAATTAAAGAATTTTCTGCTTGTGGCCCACGTAAAGTTACTACATTCCTAGATGATATCAATGCAGTAGACATCAAATTAAACGGTAGAATAAATCCTGATACTATTTTGTTAAAAGCAATCCTATAATTGTTTGGATAAATAATAGTATGAGCACGAATGATATCCAAGATTCTGAAATTTTAGCAGTAAAAAATGGCCTAAGTCAACTAGGCGAAGCCATTGAAACTATTGCACATAGAACTATGCCTAAGCCTACTTATGCTAATGATGAGATAAGTGGAGACATTGTGCATGGTGGCACTATTAGTTCTTTTAGTAGTGTGGGTATCCAAGACAGAGCATCAAGACAAAGTTTAATAGTAGAAAACAATAAGATATCAGTTGATACAATTGATACAGTTAAACTTCTAGGTGATGTTGAAGTTGAAAAAGACTTGATGGTAGTTGGTACTGTAAAAGCACAGAGAATAGAAACTAATGTATTAGAAGCAGATGTCAGAAACGAAAGAACAAGTCCTTTAACATTTGATTGTGCAGACAATAGTTTGTACGGTAAAGGTTTGTTATGGACTGGAGTAGAACATACAAGACAACTTGTTATACAAGCCAACCCAGATAGATTATGGTCCAGTGAAGACTTTGATTTATTAGGTGGTAAGTCTTATATGATTGACAATCGTTCAGTGCTTTCACAGAATGAATTAGGTGCCGATGTAGAACGCAGTAGTCTAAGAACTGTAGGCACTTTACAAAATCTTAAAACAGAAGGCAGTCTTGTAATAGATCAGTTTATATTCTATGATGGTGACCAAATGCGTTTAGGTATTGGTACTGAAGCGGCAAACGGACAATTAAGTGTTTGCAGTAATGAAGTAGAGTATATTGTTGATCCTGATTACAATAGTGTAAAGGCAGGAACACATACAACACATGACTTAGAAATAATAACAGATGATACACCAAGAATAAAAATACAGGCAACTGGCAAAATAGAAATAGGCTTAGAAAACGATTCAATTACAACTTTCAAAGGAAAGGTAGGAATAGGGGTTAATAATCCAGATGTTTCTCTTGCCGTTGGTGGAGTGTTAAAGGTACAGAACAAGAAATTTGAAGTAGGTACAGAACTGCCAACAACAGGGATTTATTCAAAAGGCGATATTATTTGGAACCAAAATCCGACTCCAACAGGTTATGTTGGTTGGGTCTGTGTTCGAGATGGTACACCTGGTGAATGGAAACCATTCGGTACAATAGGAGCATAAAATGAAACTAGACAAACAGGTTTCTGTTTGGGCGTGGATTGGTAGAGTAGCACCCCTCTCAGCATTATTACTAATAGGATTAGTACTCACAACAGACTTATCAACTTATAAAGATTATATTATTATTGCTATTGCTGTAGGCTTTGGTACCACAGCATTCTTTTGGTGGTGGTGGGTAATTTATGCTGTTAAATCATTGGTAAAATTACTAGACAGCAATAAACAAAAGTTTGATAGTATAGTTAAAGAACTTAAAAACATACGCAAGGATATGCGTAATCTTTAATCTTGCGGTGGCAAGGTATCATCAGGTAAAGTAGGAAAAGGCATAGGAGCAGGTAATTCACTTGGCTCTGGATCTTGGCTTGGCTGTAAAGGAGTCATTGGGGGTACTGCCTGTTTGTAAATTATATCTTTGTCGGACATTATGGTTTCTCCTGTGGTCTTATAATTTTAATAGTGAATCCGTCTAGAACAAAATCACTCGTAGGAGCAGTCTGAGCCACTCCATTAAATCTTTTGCCATTGGTTATTCTTATTGGGCCTACATTACCACCTACTGTGTCATTGTCAGTAAGTGTAAATCCTTTAGGTCCTTTTAGTCCTCCTAGTGATATCCATTGTGGAGCAGTATTTTGTTCATAGCCACTTGTATTAAGAAATGTACGCACTACTCCATCTACGCCTTGATATACTATTCTATTATAACCACTGCCTGTGCCATTATTGTCTACTTCAAACCATACATAGTGCCACTTGTTAGGCTCAGGTCCTGAGTGAGTTGTAATAGGGCCATTTTTAGTTAGGTAAAGCAACGCATCGGGATGACCTGGATCTGTTTCAGTATAAGGAAGTGTGGCAAAATGAGCATTCACCAGTGCCGTTTTAGCACTATAATCAGCGGCATTTTTTATATCCTCTACCAAAGAAGGTGGATAAGCAACCATGTCATATGCTGGTTCGTAAAACTCCACATCACCAGGTTGAGTTGCTATACTGCCATCGCTTTCGCGTATAAAAAATTTATGAGCAGTTAGATTAGATCCTGCTACAGGTTTAAGAGCAAAGAAAGGTGTTTTATCTTGTTTACTGAACCATAAAGAATAATCATTGTCATAACGAAAAGCAGTACTACTAGGATTTGGTGGCTCTATATCACTGTTTTTTATGAATATGCGTCCTAGATAAGTTTGCCACCAAAATTCATGATCATTCAAACCTCCCATAGTACCTGCGTCTCTACCCTGCATTAATGTCATAGAATTTATGTCTGGTCTTGTATAACTTGTAGTCAAACTTTGACTGGCATTAGTGTTAACATTAGAGTTATCAAATGCCATAATTGTTTGACCTGTAGAGTTAAGATTATAATGCCAACCAGTGTATAAGGAATTTGTTTCATAGCCAAATTCAAATGGTGTGAAACTAGAAGACCCGTCTGTCTGTATCCATGCTTCAACTGTATATGAAGCATTAGGAGGTGTACCAGGCGTAGCCGTATTTTCATACATGGTAACAACAGCATCAGCGGCCTGTGTACCATCAAATTTTAAACTAGGTTGACCAAATATTTTGTTTGAGTTATCTAATGCAACGCCTGTGGTTTCCCCAAAGTCAAATCTATTAGACCCGCCACCCGAAAACTCTTGCATTATAGCAAATCCTTCTTTTGGTGACTTACGTGCATTTTTAAAATTATACAACTGTATATTTTTCTTTACCAAAGGAATGTTAATATTACTTTTATCTTGACTATCAATACCTCTTGTGCTACCAAACATCGCTGTATTTTGTGCACCACTGTCAGCAGTATCACTAGTAGTATCTTTTGCTATACAAGTATCATAAAATGATACAGTTGCTGACATCTTACCATATGTATACATATTGTTAGTAAACACTAGGTCATTACCATCCTGTTCACATTTCATAAACGGAAACTCTTTTACTGAGGTGGTACCTGGGTTAGGATCTCTAATTGTGTCGCCCCACCTGGTTGTTGCATCTATTATAGTCTGCATTACAGAAGTTTGGTTAGCACCATTGGCACATGGTCCAAAGTTTAGATAAGTGTTTTCAGTGTTGCCACCTGCTGTGATGCTAAAATCTATTTTACCCCAAAGTTTACCTCCATAGTATTGTCTCACGTGTGGATCACCCCAGGTTGTACTACTACTGATTAAGGTAGATGCTGTATTGGCATCTGTATATCCTATGTTACAGCAACTATATCTATTTGTTCCAGCCAAATCATATCTACCTATCAGTCTAGTAGGTCCATTGTTAGTCAATGTAAATGTCACTACACTACCTGACCTACTTGTTGAAAGGCTCATGGTAGAACCGAAGTTTGGAGAAGTGCCGCTTATGGTGTCAAGATATTGTGCAACACCAGTGGCAGTATTAGCATAAGCACCATTACCACCCACATAACTAGATCCTTGCCAATATGCGGCTACCGGAGATGTATAATTGTATCCTGTCGTAGATGTGTTAGGAGTAGCAGTCCATATCGGAACATAAAAATATACATAAGAACCAAACTGATATAAATTAGGAAGTGCAGATGCAGTTAATTTAAAACTCATTGATTGGCCGTTGAGTAAAAGTGATCCCCATTCTGTTTGACTTGCGATGGCTGAATAGGCTCCACTGTTGGTTAATACAGTTTCTGATCCTCCAATGATGTTAGGACTTATTGTAATTCTACTCTCAGGCTGTCCTGAATTTACTTGATAACCTCCTGAAGGTGGTTCAATTATACAGAACCTCCATGACATCTGTGGACTAGATAATGATTTTACATAAAAACTTATAGTGGAACCATCAGTACTCATCTTGTCATCAAAATAAGAATTGGTCAAATCTAAACCCATACTATCATTCGAGCCAGCCGGAGGTCCTATTGCTCCGTCATTAATAACATCTGTACTTCCTGTGTGATTTGAACTGGAAAATGCGATTGTACCTGCACCCCAACCTGTTGTGGCTGTTCGCAACATAATTTTTGTACGAGGAACTAGCCAAACTGTGTTCTGCCAATCGCTGTTGCTGTTTATTATAATATCTGAGCCACTAGTTGTAGCATCGAAAAAAACATAATCGCTGTTAGCATAGCCACGGATATACTCGTCCATCCCGATAGGATTTGTTCCGCCGAATTCTTCTTGGATGTCTGTGAACTGTATAGGGCCGTTACCGGGAATAGGCATTACTTACTCCTTAGTGTATCTATTTTATCACTTAATTCTTTAATGGCCTCAATAATTAATCCAGCAAGTTTATCGTATTGTACGCCTTTGAATCCATCTTGCTTGGTTCTTACAATTTCCGGTAAAACTTTTTCTACGTCTTGTGCAACAATACCTGTGTCTCTTTTCTTAACAAAGTATCCATCTTCACCACCACGTTTGTCCATGTACTCTTGGGACCAGTCAAACATAACACCATTTAATTGTTTTAATTTTTCTAGAGCATTATCAATAGTGCTGATGTTTTCTTTTAGTGCTACGTCTGAACTAAAATATGCAGTGATGTTATCTGTTGCTCTTATTTCTCCTGTGGTACCTGATGGAACAATACCAACACCTAAACTGTCAAATTGTACATCATCATCGTTGTCAACACCTAGCAGTTTACGTTGTGAACCAGCACTATTACCTATCACAGTTGCGGCTAAGAATGTTCTTGATACAGAACCTAAATCAAATGTTGCCGCTGTGCCTGATCCTGAAAAGTATATTCCTTTGTCTGCCGCAGAAGTTAATCCTGCTAGTGCGGCCAACTCTGCGTCATAGGCCTGTACGTCTGTGCCAATAGCAAGTCCTAGTGCTGTTCTGGCATCTGCGGCCGTTGTTGAATTCGTTCCACCGTTTGCTATAGGAACAGTACCTAGACCTATGTCACCTGCCGCGGAAAGTGTTATTGGTGATGTTGCACTTATAGCCACTGTACCACTTGCATCCGGCAAAGTAATTGTTCTAGCGGCAGTTGGATCTGTCACTGTTAGTGTAGTTTGGTTAGTAAGATCATAAGTTGCACCCATAAATTTTAAATCTACGCCTGTGTACATCATAACATCTTGATTACTAAAATATGTATAACCGCTTCCTCGAAAGGTTAATCTGTAATCTGAATATGCTGTGGTATTACCATTATTCATGACCGAGATTCTAAGTTGACCATCTTCTGCACCATCGGTTATGCTTGGGCATCTAGTTTCAATCTGTGCATAGTTTACATCTTGAGAATTGTTGTTACGTCCTCTAAAAATTATATGACCTATTTCATCATTTATTGATGGACTAGTTCTGTTTTCGTAAAGTACTAGTTCTGGGTTTAATTGACCATATTGACCCCCATCTGATTCGATTGTTAAATTACCATTGAGAGTTCCACCTGTCAACGCAAGTTTAGTATCTGCGTATGCCTTGATAGATTGTTGTGATGCCACAGCAGTATCACTATCACTGGTCATGTCATCTTCGTCTTTGAATGCTGTACCGCTTATGCCAGTATCAAGAACTGGACTTGTTAATGTTTTGTTTGTAAGTGTTTGTGTTGCAGTATTTGTAGTTGCTGTATCACCGTTTACTGTAAGTGCTGTTGTGATTGCTACTGTACTTGGCAAGCCAATCGTAAATGTTCCTGAACTTTCTGCAACAGTTACTTCACCTGCAGAACCTTGGAATGAAACTGTATCACCTAGACTAGCAACGGTTGAATTTCCACCTACTCTTGCAAAAGTAATACCACTGTTTGTTAAACTGCTGTTAGGGATATTTGAAAACGTATTTCCTTGTGCAGTATCTAAAGTTTTGTTTTGTAAAGTTTGTGTATCTGCTAGTGTGGCCACATTACTTGCAATAGCAAAACTTAAAGTATCTGTAGCATCGTTAGTTGTTACATCTATACCATTACCGCCTACCACTGTAAGAGTATCTTGAATGTTATCTGCAACAATAGGATTTTGTCCTGCAACCGCAATAGTTTTAAAAGTCTGTTTAGCACCGCCGTAGTCAGCAGTAGCAACACCGCCTGAAGTGTATGCAGTAAATCCTGTACCGTCAACTCCTGTTGTTAAAGTTTCATCTGTATAGATATCAAATGTAGTACTATCAATAATGTCCATGAAGTATTCATTTCCATTAAGTTGTGTAGTGCCTACAACATCAACAATAGTAACTGGTGTGCCTTCTGCAAATTCATGTGCATTTGAAGTTGTAATTCTAACAGGATTAGTAGTTGTTATATTACTGATGCTTTTGCTTACACCACCAACTAGTGCAGTAAATGTTAATCTGTTTGCATTGTTTCTTGTGATCTGGATATTAGACCCAGCCGCTAATTCAATATCATGTGTATTACTTCTTACATTAGTTAAACGTAAGGTAGTAGAAGCAGTAGGAACATCTAGTGTATAATTAACATCAAAAACAAATCCATCAACTGTTGAGTCATTGATGTTGTTAAAGCGAAGACCTTCGCTTTCTATAAAGTCTACTGTATCTGTTACACTATCAGCCTCTACCGTATTAAGTAGTGTACCGTTAGGACTGAATAGTTTAATTTTTCTAAAAAAGTCAAAAAATGCTGTCATTTCGTAATTGTTCCTTGCTACAATACTATTTATTAAATATTGCTATGCTTGTAATTGGCAACGGTGAAAGTAGAAAACACATAGATATCAGCAAATACGATAAGATAAAGGTTGGCTGTAATGCAATTTTCAGGGACTTTTATGTGAATCATTTGGTCTGTTGTGACCGCCGTATGGTCATTGAAGCACAACAAACACGCAACTATGGTTCGATATACACTAGACCTGATTGGCGTGATGAGTTCAAACCCTGTGGCGTTGTTCCTAAATTACCATACAAAGGTGATGCTAGACCAGACGATCCGTGGCATTGGGGCAGTGGTGCTCATGCTCTATTACTAGGTGCAAATTTATCACAAGTTTTTAACAAAGAACCTGTGGTAGATATTATTGGATTTGATCTATACAGTGATGATAAGTTTGTAAACAATATCTATAAAAATACCAAAAATTACGATGCTGATACACATCACAGTATTGATCCTAGTTATTGGATATATCAAGCAGGTAAAGTATTTGAGCATTTTCCAAATATAGAATTCAGGAATTACAATAAAAATATTTGGCCCGATAAGTACAATAACTTAACAAATTATGCAGTAGGAGATTTTAATGTCGGGAATTGATTACGTACATCATCAAGCATTTCCAAGTCTTATCAGTACGTTTGAATTAAAAGATCATCCTTGTGAAAAAACAGTTTTAGAAATGATTGAAACTTGGGAAAAGACTGGCAATCATCGTTTGGTTCATGAAGGGTCTAGCAGTTATATCACAGGTGACGAGCAGTTCTTAAACGATAAACGTTTAATAGATCTATGGAAAACTATCCAAGAGTGTTGTGATATCTATACACAGGAAATGGGAATTGATTATACACTTATCAGCACTAGTTGGTTTAACACACTTTATGAGAATGGAGTAGTTGACGCCCATAGACATGAAAGAAGTGTAATCAGTGGAGCATACTATCCTTATGTAGATGATGGCAGTTCTCCATTACTATTTGATAATCCATATTCACAGAACTTTATGAATATGAATACAATAAACTTGTCAAACTATAACAGGTATCAATTAGAATGTTTTCCTAAAAGCGGATTACTTGTAATATTTCCTAGTTGGATGAAACATAGTGTACCTAATAATCCTACAAAGAAAAGATTCACAATCAGTTTCAATACTATTAGACACGCAGATAGAGAATACTATCTTACGTTGCGTGACTATCGTATGCAAAAACACGAAAGTGATGATGCCAAATGAAAGCGACTATAATAGACGGACCTTTTAGAAAAGCAGATTATAATATTTTTCCTACCTACATTCAAGTACATCAGTTACAGTTAAGCATCGAAACACTTAACAATATAGAAGCATTTATGAGTGACTGTGACATGGACACTTGGCCACAAGATATTGGTATTGGTAAAACTTCAAGTCAGCAGGTAATGAACTTACTAGACCTAAATGAATTTAAAGGTTTAAAAAATATGATCAAAGAACGTGTTGACGAATATTGTATAGAATCAGGATTGGCTCCTGTAGAAATTGGCAAGAGTTGGATTAATAGTCAAAGTGAAAATGGTTATGTTGCTAGTCATAGGCACGAACTGTCTATTGTAAGTGGAGCATTTTATCCAATAGTTGAACCAGGTAGTGCGCCTTTGGTTTTTGATAGTCCTATTAAAGGGCCACGTATGTCTGAAATACACAATGTTGCTACACACTTTACAAGTGATACAATGGAGTTTGATCCTAGAGATGGAATGTTAATATTGTTTCCAAGTTGGTTGTATCATTATAGTTTGCCTAATAAAACGGCAAAACGCATTACAATTAGTTTCAATACTTTTCATAAAACACTTGACAAACAGGAATAAGTATCGTATAATTAGTTTATGTTTTTAGGTCTTAGCGTCAACCCTTCTAATTCTGCCGCTGTTTTGATAGGAGAAAATTATGGCAAAACATTATAGTACAAAACATTACGGACACAACATTGGGTTGAGTGCGGTATTTAGACAACCAAATGCAGATCATTCACATTGTCATCTGCTTCATGGATATTCATTAGCATTTACGTTTACTTTTGGTTGTGATGAATTAGACAATAAAAATTGGGCAGTAGACTTTGGTGGACTAAAGCCTTTGAAAAAATGGTTAGAAGATAATTTTGATCACAAACTTGTATTAGATTCAAAAGATCCTCACATTGAAAAGTTTAAAGAACTTGAGGAAATGGATCTTGCAAGTATTGTTATTATGGATGGCGTAGGTGCAGAGAAGTTTGCCGAACACGCCTTTGATTTTGCAGACAAACTTATTAGAGAAGCAACAAACAATAGATGTTATGTTGTAAGAGTTGAGTGTGCAGAGCATGGAGCCAACTCGGCAATATACGAAAGGTAAATGAATGATTTGGGAACAAATAAATGAAGATCGTAAAAATCTCAAAGTAACACATTATGAAAATGCTTTTCCAGAAGCAAAAGATGATATTAACTTTACTACTCTAGTTGAAGTTAATCAATATAAGTCTGCTGTATCAAACATAGATGAATTTACAAAAGGCAGTACACACCTAGCAGATGTAGGATCAGACAAACGCCTACAAAAATATTTGTTAGATTTTCAAAAGCACTATGATAGACATGAAACTGAAACTCACTTTAATGCAAGTTTGTTCTTTTCAATGAGTGATGGACATCATAGTTTATACCTACACAACGATTATGAAACTGTATTGCTAATACAAGGCTATGGTGAAACTGCTTACCTTGTTACAGATGCTGATACAATGAGCAAAAAGATTTATCATTGTAAAACAGGAGATGCATTACTTTTACCAAGACTAACTAATCACAAACCTTTAATTTTAGGTCCAAGGGTTACATTAAGTCTCGGTGCAAATCCTATGAAAGCAATGACTACTAAAACGTACGGTCCAACTAATTCATCAATGTAGGAGGTTGCCATGAGCAATCATGTTATTTGTTTAAAACATGGTAACAAATATAGTGCAGAATATGTCAATGTTCTACACGACATGGTCAGTAGACATCTTACTATTCCTTTCAACTTCGTTTGCTTTACAGAAAATGCAAGTGGAATCAAACAAGGAATACAAATCTGTCAATTACCTAAACACCCTGAGATAAATGGATGGTGGTACAAACCTTTACTGTTCAATCCAAACCTTGAAGTACGTGGTACAATTTTATACATTGACCTAGATGTAATTATATTTGAAAACATAGATAAACTGTTCGAATATAAACCTAATGAATTTTGTGTAATTAGAGACTTTAATAGATTATGGCAAAGTCAATGGGCAAGAATGAACAGTAGTGTTGTAAGATGGAACACTGGACAACACAGTCAAGTTTATAATAAATTTATGGAAAATCCAAAATATCATTCTAGTAGATATCATGGAGATCAAGATTGGTTATTTGAAAATGTAAAAACAGATTTTAACTTTTGGCCAGACGAATGGATCCAAAGTTATAAATGGGAGATGCGTGGTAAACCCGAAATGACAAGGATCACAGGAAAACGGAATTTTGTTACGCCAGGCGAACCCAAAATATTACCCGAAACTAGTATAGCAGTATTCCATGGAGATCCAAATCCAAAAGATTGTATTGATCCATGGTGTAAGCAAAATTGGAAATAAAAACTTGACTTTTTGTTTTGGTTCTGTTATATTATTAATATGATTAACACTAACTTAAATTATATATGAAAAAGATCTTCACAACAAAAGTAAAAAAAATTGTCCTACTAATTGCAATATATACTTTATCTGTTGCGATTGCATATGGTACTGCAACGTTTTATCCTAACAAATTTGTTATAGATAGAATGAACAAGGACAACGAAAACAAGATGATTGCTGAATGGAACAAGTTTGGCTTCAAAGAACCTGCGATGGAATATTCAAATAGCAAACAATTTATAGAAGCAGTTGCTAGATGTGTAGATTTCATCAACCTAGGCATTGAAGTAGAAAAAAGAGTACCAAGAGATATTATTATAGCAATGGCAGTATTAGAAACAGGTTATGGTAACAGTAGGTTTGCTCATGAGGCAAATAACTTGTTTGGTATTAGAACATGGTCACCTACTACACCACAACTAAAACCTAAAGAAAATCCAGGTGCTGAATGGGGTGTAAAGAAATACAAAACAAAATGTGCAAGTGTTAAAGACATGGTTGACATTGTGAATAGGCATAGTGCATATGAAGGATTTAGAATAGAACGTGAACAACAGGTTAAATCAGGCAAGGTAAACATTCATAAACTTATTGATCAATTAAGCAAATGGAGTACTAACCCTGAGTATGTTGATCTAGTAAAAAATAGAGCAGACAAAATACACGAGGATTTGAAGAACGCAAAATGAAAAAACGTATAGGTTTCGCTTGTAAATTTATGCATTCAGATCAAACTCTTAAGAAAAAACTTCTTGAAGAGATTGAACGTCCATTGAACAATCGTTGCACAACTGTTGCTTGGTTAAATAGACAAACACGTGAAGTTGCTGAACAACGCCTATGGGATCTAATGGTACACAACATCAAGGCGTTTGGTAACCTTATAGAGTACGTAGGAGGATTAGACAATGAGTTACGAATGGTTAGGCTTGGCAGTGATGTTCTGCCTGTATATACTGAGCCTACTTGGAGTTATTTTTGGCGTAAAGATGACGTCAGAGCATATTGCGAAAAGAATTTCGCTAGGGTCGGAGAACGTGCAAGGGAGTTGGATGTACGGTTGTCTATGCATCCTGGTCAGTTTACTGTTCTTGCATCTGACAACCCCGATATTGTAAATAGAAGTATAGAGGAGTTTGAATATCATGTTGACGTTGCAAGGTGGATGGGATACGGTAGACAATTCCAGGACTTTAAAATCAATGTACACATCGCAGGCCGTAAAGGTCCAGCCGGTATCCTCGACGCATACCCAAGACTATCTCAGGAGGCGAGAAACACTATTACGATCGAAAACGACGAAATGTCGTGGGGCATCGAAGCAAGTATTGAACTTGCACATAAACTCGCACTCGTTCTTGACATACACCATCACTGGGTCAAAACAGGTGAATATATTCAGCCAACCGACGATAGATTTTCTCGCATAATTGATTCGTGGCGTGGTGTACGACCTGTAATACATTATTCTGTATCACGTGAAGATATTCTTGTAGACTTTGATGCTAACAAAAAACCTACTATGGATATGTTGCTATTAGAAGGTTACAAGAAAGCAAAACTACGTGCCCACAGTGATTTTATGTGGAATAATGCAGTAAATGACTGGGCATTACAATTCTGGGATTATGCAGATATTATGGTAGAGTCTAAAGCAAAGAACCTTGCTAGTATTAGGCTACATGATTACTGGCTAAATACAGTATGCGATTTACAGAACTCAAACGATGTCAAAGAACAAAAGCCGATGTCTGTACTTGTAACAGAATAAGCGAATTATCTGAAGCACAAGAAACTATCTATGGCATTTGCCAATTAGAGCATAGTGATTCTGTAAAAGGTGCAATCTTATTATCACAGAAACCAGGTGGTCCTACTTTAGTTTACGGTAAAGTAAGTGGATTAGAAAAAGGATTACACGGGTTTCATGTTCACGAATATGGCGATTTAAGTAAAGGATGTGAGTCAGCAGGCGCACATTTTAATCCTGATGGAGTAGATCATGGAGACCTTGAAAACGGCCATGTAGGAGATTTAGGTAACATCGAGGCAGACGAGAATGGTGTTGCCCAAATTCAAATCACAGCAAAACGTATAGCATTAACTGGAGAAAATTCTATTATTGGAAGATCTTTTGTGATACACAAAGATGAAGATGATCTAGGTAAAGGCGGCGATGCTGAATCAAAAAGAACCGGAAACGCAGGAGATCGTCTAGCCTGTGGTGTAATTACTTTATATAACAAAGGAGAATAATATGATAGATAAGTTCAAATCTTGGGTATCTGACGCTTTCAAAGAAAGAACTTCCTGGGACGGAGCAGTTCTAATTGCATTTGGTATAATTGTATTAATTGCAAAACCTTTGGCAGGTATCTTAGCCTATGCGGCTATTGCCTATGGCGCTTGGACTATTTGGAAGTCTGAGAAATAATAAACTAGGTTGTTGGCCTATAATTTACTTAGGTCAACATCCATACTATCCACAGTTAAATTTAATTTCTTTCTTTGTTTAACACCGGCCTTTTGTGCAAATCTTTTAGGTTCACATTTTGGACATACGTGAGAATATTCATCACTTAGACGTTTAGGATCAACTTGTCCTTTATCTCTAATAAATTCAGCATGACAGTTATCACATTCAAATACGCATAGTGTTTTTTTGCGTTTGTAAGGGTGATGTTGACCCTTTTTTCCTTTACGCATGAAATATTGTACTTTTTGTTCTGTTCGTAAAAACATAAACATATTTATAATGGATTTCTATTTACATTAAGATTATAGAATTATTGGTAAATAAGTATATGACAGTAGTTACTTTAACAGATAGTGCAAAGACTCAAATGCAGTCTATGTTAGACGAACACCAAAAATCCGCAGTAAAACTAGCATTACAAGGCGGTGGGTGTGCAGGTTTTAAATATGATTGGAGTTTAGTAGATTCAGTTGAAGCAGACGATGAAGTCATTGAACTAGATAAAGGAAAGTTTGTAATCGACAGTATGAGTGTTATGTACTTAATAGGCTCAACAGTAGATTACAAAAAAGAAGTATTTGGTTCTTATTTTGATATTAGCAATCCTGCATCTACATCAAGTTGTGGTTGCGGCGAATCAGTAGGATTTTAGGAATAAAATATGGCAAAACAAATTATTAATATTGGTACAGAGGGTAACGATAATACCGGTGACGCGATACGTGAAGCCTTTAGTAAGGTAAACGAAAACTTCACAGAACTGTACGCAGTCTTTGGTGTAGGCGGACAAATAAACTTTACTAGTTTAAGTGATGTTCCTGATACATTGACTCCATATACAATTCCAATGGCAAATGCACAAGGTAGTGCAATTGAAATGAAATCACTTGTTGCTGGTCAAGGAATGACTATTGCTTCAACAAGTCCAACACAAATTGTAATTTCAAACACAGGATCAGTAATCAGTACAGATGGTACTCCAAGTTTAGGTGGACCATTAAACGCGGCTAACCAGGCGATTGCAAATGCACCAGTATCAAATAGTGCCTTAAATGCAATGAACAGTACTCATGGTACAAGTTTTAGTTTAGACGATTTAGTTATAAACAAAGGTTATGCTGACGGAAGATATTTAAGAAGTGCAGGAGCACCGGGTGCCTCAGGACAAGTTCGTGTTAGACCAGAGCCTGCAGATGCATCAGGTTATACATTTACAATTTCAAGTTATTCAAATGGTAATTTAGTTGTAAGTGGTGGACATGGGTTTAGTACTACATCAAATGGTATTGCTTACAAATATAATTCAACAGGCACAGATGCCGCAGGATTAACAAGTGGTACAACTTACTACTTAAGATATGTTAGTGATACAGAATTAAGTATCCATGCTACATTAGAAGAAGCACAGAATTCAAATGATCAAACCAGAGTAAAAATTAGTGTATCAACAGGTGCTGGTAGTGGCACACAAACAATGGTTGATGCCGCTTATGACAGCAACCTACAAGGATTTTATTTAACATCAGAAGCAATACAAAGACAATCAGCAGTTAGACGTCAAGGTGACGATATGGCTGGTGCTTTATATTTGCATGACCATCCAGGTTCATTTGCAGGTGCAGGTCAACCAAATGGTAAAACAGATTTACAAGCAGTTACAAAATATTATGTAGACAATAGTGCATTTCCATCAGTAACAAATATCTATGTTGCAACTAGTGGTGACGATGCAATGGCAAACGTACCAGCAGGCAATGAAGGTCGTGCTTGGAACTATGCATACAAAACTATTGCCAAAGCCTGTGAAAAAGCAGAAGAAATTATTGACACTAGTCCGATCAAAGTTGGACCATATGTACAAGACATTACACATTCAAATGGAAATGTAAAATCAACAGTTGTTACAAGTGGTGTAACAAGTTCAAGTGGTTATGAAGAAGTAAAAATATTAACAGACTTAAACAAAACATTTATTGTAGAAGAAACTATTGCTTACATTAATCAAACGTATCCTAACTTTTTATATGATGAAACACTATGGCGTAGCGACTTAGGCTTCATAGCAGACGGTATTGTTCTTGACTTATTAGATGGACTAAATGCAAACTATCACAGTAGAAATGCAGGACTAAGATATTACAGTTCAGCAAGTGGACAAATTAAAAGAACTACACAACAAACAGAAACATTGGCTTCGATTGCTTTTGCTAAACAACTTCATGCAAAAGTTATTACAAATACACTAGAAACAAACTTATATCAAAGCACATACACTCAGCAAACTGATACAAACCAAGTTGTTGACCTAGCAGGACAAACTTCAGTAGGTGCTAAATGGGATATTATTAGAGATTTAATTATTGGTCCTTCTTACAAAAGTGCACCACAACTTGTTGAAGGTAGTACTTGGAGTATTACAATTTCAAATGGTGGCCAAGGTTATGTAGATCAGAACATTTCAACTAACCAAGATTTAATTCCAGGTAAACTTGTAATAGGTAAAACATCAGGTGCAGTAGGTAGAATTGTTAGTGCAGTTAGAGATCATACTGTAGGTAGTGCAGATTTAATTACACTAGAATTATTAGAACCTGTAACCTTTGTTGCTGGTGAAGAATTAGAATTTGGTAATAGATTAACCATAAAAAATATTACAATACACATTGAATCAGGAACATATCTAGAGCAGTTTCCAATTAGAGTACCAGCAGGCGTATCTATAAAAGGTGATGAATTTAGACGTGTTATTGTAAAACCAGCATCAGGTGTTTCAACTTCTATTTGGAAAGACACTTACTTTTACAGAGAGCCAGAGTTTGATGGAATTGATCTAAGAGCAACTTATTTTGATAATGCTAGAGAATTACTACGTGCTAACAAAGAATATATTGCAGACGAAGTTGTTGCATGGATTGATTCACAAGTAGCATTAAACACAGGTATTTGGGCCGGCTTTACTTATGACAAACAAAAGTGTGAAAGAGATACTAAAATAATTTTAGATGGTATTGAATACGATCTAAAATGGAATGGTAATGAAAAGACACACCTAAACGCAAGTAGATATTTCTTAGGTACTACAAGTTATGTGAATGGACAACAGGCACAGACTGCCGCGGCACTAGACAAAGCAAGAGATATTGTAACAGACTTTATTTTTACAAATACCGCTTATGCAAGTTTACAAAGTAAAACAACACAAACATTAGATTCTACCAACGCAGAAGCGGGTGCTAACACAAGAGTAGACACACTAATGAATATGATTTCAGGTGTTATTGTAAATGGTTTAAACACATTACCTGCATTAGATTCTTCAAGTTATGGTTACCATTACCTAACTGATCACACTGACAGTTCAAGTGCGGCCAAGAACAACGCAGATATGGATGTGTTCTTAATGAACGACACAACAATATTAAGAAATATTAGTGTTACAGGGCACGGTGGATTTATGGCGGTGCTTGATCCTCAAGGTGTTGTTTTAACTAAATCACCTTATATGCAAACAGGTACTTCATTCTCAGCAAGTAATAATAAGAAACGTTTTGCAGGTGGTATGTTCATTGATGGTTTTGTAGGAAACCTAAGAACAAGAGTAATTGGAATTAATAATGCATTTAGTTTAAATGTTGAATCACAACTTGGTGAAGGTTTAAGAATTAGAAAACCACAAGTACCTTGTCCTTTCTACATACAAGGTAAACGTTATCAGGTTAATGCATTTACAAACTATGACCAACAGGCAGGTACTGCCACAATGTTACTTGATCCAACATCTAATGGTGGTAATGGATTTAGTGATCCGGTTCCAGCAGATATTACATTACAAACTGCTGGTAATAGAAGTATGTTGGCAAACGACTTTACACAGGTTAACGACTTAGGTTATGGTACTGTTGTTACAAATACAGGTTTATCAGAACTTGTATCACAGTTTACTTACTACTGTCAAGCGGCTTATTATGCAGACAAAGGTGGTGAAATTAGATCACTAAACGGATCAAATGCTTATGGTGAATATGGTCTAGTTGCAACAGGATCAGATCCAAACGAAGTTGCAGATATCGTTACACTAACAAACGATATGACTGTGCCAATTAAAATTTATGACGACGGTGCAAACTTTACTCATGCTATCGACCAAAAATATATGTACATCTACGAAGCACCATTTGTACCAATGCCTAATTCAGAAATTGAAATTGATCACGGCGGTGTTACTGGTATTGTAAGATATGAAGTTACAACTGTACAATCAACAACTGAATTTGTTTCATCAAACTATCAAAGCGGAACAGTTTATAAAGTTAACCTTGCTACTACAGGTACAGACAGTACAAGTACAACAGGATTAAAAGCGGCTCCACCAAATGGCACTATTGCAATTTTAAGAGCAAACTTAACGCATCAATTAGATGGAGTTGAATCTGTTAGCACAAGACCAAGTTCAGCATTAATATTTGATCAGTTACCAAGCAAAGTTTACAGAACAATTGACTTTGGAACTACTAATGCATTAGGTACAGCCTTAGGTGCTCAACAAAGATTAGTAAGATTTGATTCTACATATGAATACATTAAACTTGTTGTAGATAATACAAACGCAACAGGTACAGCATTCGCAGGAACAGGTACTACACAAGGTAACACACAAGGTGACGTTGCTATTGCAGTAGTAAGCATATTAAACCAAGCAACACTGGATCAATTAAATTCCGGTGATATGATTTTTACACATGATGGTAAACAGCATAGAGTTTTAAATTATCAACAGAAAGTTGGCTTTGGTATTGTTAACATCGAAGACGTTGCAGGTTCAAACATTAATGCAGGTTATGGCGGCACAGGTATTAATAGTTCTGTGGTTAATGCAACTACTGTAATTACTTTGAGAACAGGTTTAGCGGCAACAGAAGGTGCTAACATTACAGTCAACATTTCATTATGTAGAGCAACAGGACATGACTTCTTAGATATTGGTACTGGTGGATATAACACTTCAAACTATCCAAACGTTGTATTAGGACAACCTACACAACCTAAAGACCAAGCAAGAGAAGTTGATGAAAGAGATAAAGGTAGAGTATTCTATGTAAGTACGGACCAAGATGGTTTCTTCCGTGTAGGTAGATTCTTTACAGTTGACCAAGGTACAGGTACAGTTACGTTCTCAGCAAGTATTGCCTTAAGTAACCTAGATGGTATTGGATTCAAACGTGGTGTTGTTGTAGCAGAATTTAGTGCTGACGATGCCATGACTGACAACGCAACTGATACAGTACCAGTTGAATCAGCAGTTAGAGGGTATGTAAACAGAAGATTAGGTTTTGATCACGGTGGTAACCTTGTACCAAACCAAATTGGTCCAGGTGTACTAGCACGTGATGGTACAACTAATGCAACAGGAAATCTAAACTTAGGTGGATACAGAATTGAAAATATGTCTGATCCAACTGGTGGTCAAGATGCGGCAACAAAATCATATGTTGACGGATTAATTAAAGCAGGTGATACTGTAGCAGAATTAGTTGATGTTGAAATTAATAGTTTAAGTGCAAATAACTTATTTGGTCACACAGGCAAGTACCAAATTTATACATTGGTGGCACAAGGTGGTAACTTCCAAGTTGGAGATAACATCACTGGTAACTTTACTAATGCAACTGGTACAATCGTTGATGTACAAAACGTAACTATAGGCGGCAGTAACTTTAATAGATTAACTTACACAGTTGGTACTGGTGCATTTACAACACAAGACGTTGTATCAACAGGTGGTGGAGTTACTGCTCAGGTAGACGATGGTCCACACGCCGAATTTGCCAACCTAGTTGAAGCGGCCGCAAGTGATATAAATGTTGTGATCAGCAGAACTGCTAACTTGGCAGAAGTTGATTACAGAATAGCCGCAGACAGTATTGTAGATGCAGACGTAAACGCAAGTGCAGGAATACAACAAACTAAACTTGCTCTTAATGCCGCAAGTACTAGAGCAAATGCAACAGGGATAACACAAAATGATTTAGGTGTTGCAAGTTTTGATAGTGCTACATTTACATCAACAAACGGATTTATTGAAATTCAAAATGGTGATTTACATTACGATAAAATTGTAAACATCGCAGACGGAACTGCACTAGGTAGAGCGGCAGGAGATTCAAGCACAGGTGATATTTCTGAAGTTCCTTTTGCAACTATTGTTAGTGAAGGTGGCGGTGTACAGGAAACTGTTTCTACAACAGGTGCCGCTAATGCTCTTGTTAAAACAGATGCAAGTGGTAATGCTGATGTACAAGGATTAAAAGTAGACAGTTTCTTAATACTAGATACAAGTGGTACTGAAGTACAATTTACTACACCAGGTGGTGCATTATTCTTAACATCGGCTGGTACTGTAACACCAACTGTTGATATTCCAGGAAGTCTTAATATTGGTAACACAGGTGTTACACAAGGATTCTTCCAAACTAACTCTGCACTAGCAGGTGAAAGTAGATTAGCAGTTGATTGGATACACAGTTCATTTATTGAAGCACCAGGAGAACTTGATGCAAACGGAACTGGTATTGGTATAGGTGCTAACACAGGTTATACTGCGGCAGGCGAAATTGGATTTGTTTCAGATGGTGCTTTAGTTCTTAAAACAACTTCAACAGGATTTGTACCAGGATTACATAACACATACAATATTGGTACTGCAACTAACTACTATAACACAATTTACGCAGGTGTATTTGATGGTGTTGCTACAACGGCTCGTTATGCTGACTTGGCAGAAAACTATCTAGCAGATGCTGAATATGAAGTAGGTACAGTTTTAGTATTTGGTGGTGATAAAGAAGTTACTACAACTGCAATGAAAGACGACACAAGAGTAGCAGGTGTTGTTTCAGAGAATCCAGGTTACTTAATGAATAGTAAACTAGAAGGCGACAATGTAACTGCTGTTGCTTTACAGGGTAGAGTTCCTGTTAAGGTAGTGGGCATTGTACAAAAAGGTGACTTGCTTGTAAGTTCAACTATTCCAGGTCATGCAATTAGAAACAATGATGCAAAAACTGGAACAGTAATAGGTAAAGCATTACAGGCAAAAGAGGATCCCGGCCATGGTGTAGTTGAAGCAGTGGTAGGGAGAGTATAATGGCACAACAAAACATAAACATAGGTTCAAGTGCTAACAAGGGTGATGGAGATCCAATTAGAACAGCCTTTACCAAAGTTAATTCAAACTTTACAGAATTATATAACAGAGTAGTTGTAGCAGAAGGACAACTTGGTATTGACAATGCCGGCGGTGCTACTATACAACAAAGTATAATAGGATCTGTATTTGCAGATGATTCAACTGTATTAATTGACGGAGTTGCAGGAACAATTAATGCAGGAGCATTAACAGGTGCTTTACCGGCAATAGATGGTAGTGCATTGACAGGTGTTGCAAGTGCATTTAGCGACTTGACAGGAACGCCAACAACAATAGCAGGTTATGGAATAACAGATGCATTTGATGGAGAGTTTAGTTCGTTAGCAAATAGTCCAACTACAATAGCCGGTTATGGAATAAGTGACGCTTACACAAAGGCAGAAGTAGATAGTTCTATTGCTTCTGTTACAGCAGGAAATTTTAATTTTAACATTACAGGCGATGACTCAACTGTAAGAACAGTAACTTCGGGTAGCACATTACAAATAACAGGTGGCACAGCAATTACCACAGCAAGTGATGTGGACGGTAATATTACTATCAACGGTGTTGCACAGGATTTTGCGTTTTCAAGTTTAACAGGAACACCAACAACAATAGCAGGATACGGAATTACAGACGCCGCAACACTAAACAATATGGCACCAACTGGAGCAGTTGACTTTACTGGTGCAACAAGTGTAGACTTTACTGGTGCAACAATAACAGGAACAAGTTTCTTAACAAGTTTTACAGAAACAGATCCAGTGGTAGGTGCTATCACAGGATTAGTAAAATCAGACGGCGCAGGAAACATTTCAGCGGCAGTGGCAGGCACAGATTATTTAACAACCGTTGCGTTTAGTGACCTTACAGGAACACCTACTACACTATCAGGTTATGGAATTACAGATGCGGCAACCTTGGCGGCACCTGCATTTACAGGTGCAGTAGATTTTACAGGCACAACAAGTATAGATTTTACTGGTGCAACAGTTACAGGATTGCCTGCGGCTTATTCGGATTCAGATGTTGATACACATCTAAATACAGGTACAGCAAGTTCAAACGAAGTTTTAAGTTGGACTGGTTCAGACTATGATTGGGTTGCACAGTCAGGTGGCGGCGCATCAAGCAGAGTTAGTGTAACAGGCACAACAGTCAGTTTGGCAGATGCCGCTGAAGCAGACTTGGACATCACAGGATTTAAATCATACGCACTACTCACTATCACAACAGACAGAGCGGCTCGTGTGAGATTGTATGTTAGTGCCGCAACAAGAACAGC